CCGTGCATGACGCCATCGCTATCGTGGCTAAGGTAGAAGAGGCCGATGTAGCTAGGGCATTTGTAGAGGATTGCATGCGCTGGCGTCCCTTGTGGGCTCAGGGGTTACCCTTGGCGTGCGAGTCAGGAATGGGGGCCAGCTATGGCGACTGTTAATAAACCCCTGTTGGATAAATTCTTTGATAAGGCGGTGTTTACGGAGTTTGGGATGCCAATGAACTTTTCCGACAACCTTCCAAGAGATAAGGTGCAGACCTTCGTGCTGTCTTCTGAAGTTGCGTTAGCGGCGGAGACACTGGTTAGATCACCTACGTTTAAGCCAACTCCGCTTGATGAGCTACACATGCCCTACGAGCACACGGCAATCGAGTACCCGTTGACACCTGCAATACAAAAGCTACGCAAGAACGGTATTGTGGATGGAGTTATCCCGGTGACTCGGGTAGGAGCATACATCCGCGAGATAAATAACAACGTGTTGACCTGCCTCCCCTATTGGGAATACATAGACGGTAGCGTACAGCATAGCCTGTTTATGTTTATGTTTGGGCTAAGCCACGAACAAGGGGCACAGCTTCAATTTGCAAGGGCCGATGGCCAAGACTCAATACCGGCAAACTTTATGCCTTGTGTGTCGCTTATTAAAGCTGCACAAATTGCAAAGTTAACGCCCGAAAGGTTTGCTACGCTTACAACAAATGATCCGCAAGTACAGCAGCACATTATGGAAGCTGCTACAGAAATTCCAACGCTGCTGTTTGCCTCATACATGCTGCTTAACTGCCGAAGTGGCGTGGGGCAGACCCGGGTTGCAGCGTTAGTCCCCCCTAAGGGGTTGAAGCTGGGCGGTAAAAAGAAGAAGGCGTACACCGCAAGCGCCTACACTTTGCTGCATCTACAAGAGGTTGAGGTGGTTACGGCTGGAGGGCATGTAAGCCAACGAGCCGATGTCGCAGCCCATTACGTACGCGGACATTTTAAGCAACGCAAGAGCGGACTCTATTGGTGGGGGGCGTTTGTACGCGGCACCGGAACGCCCCGTAAACGCGCAGCGTACGTAGTGGAGGACTGTTAAAATCTGACATCCAAACAAACAAAGAACGCCATGGCACTTGCACACTCCTATTCGTCCATCAAAGATTTTGAAGGATGCGCCCGCAGATACCACGAGGTTCGCATTCTCAAAAAATTCAAATCAACCGATACCGAGGCTACGCTGTATGGCACTGCCGTACACAAAGCCTTTGAGGACTACATCCGTGACAAAACTCCAATCCCAAAAATCTATGAACAGTTCCAACCCTTTGTCGAGCCCCTTGCAAATGCGACCGGAGACATACGTTGCGAAGAACGGATGGCAATCCGAAATGACTTTACGCCGTGTGCGTTTTTTGACCCAAGCGTATGGATGCGGGGAATACCGGACTATCTGGCCATCAACCGTGAAAAAAGAATTGCCCGAATCGTAGACTACAAGACAGGCAAGTCCTCACGGTACGCCGACAAAACGCAGCTTGAGCTTATGGCTGCAATGGTTATGCTGCACCACCCAGAAGTAGATACCGTCAAAGGCGTCTTGCTGTTTGTGGTTATCAGTGATGTAATTAAGGCCGAGTTCACTCGCGCCGAACTCCCCACAATCCTGTCTAAATGGGCTGGCAGGGCTGATGCGATTGAGAAAGCCGTAGACGTAGGGGCATGGAACCCCCGCAGTTCTGCGTTGTGTAAGTTCTGCCCTGTAACTTCATGTGAGTACAACCGTGGCTAAACCTAGAGACTACAAAAAAGAGGCGCAATACGAAGCGTCTCCCGAACAAGTTGCTAACCGTGTGGCCCGTAACCGGGCTAGGCGGCAGTACCAAAAAGAACATGGCGACCTGCCTCGTGACGTTGAGCTTGACCATATCAAGCCGTTGAGCAAAGGCGGCTCCTCAACCAGCAAGGGTAACGTCCGTGCAGTACCTGCCTCCACCAACCGCAGCTTCTCTCGCACCAAGACCGGTGCCTTGAAGTCGCAAATTTCCAAACGCGAGTCAAAAAAATAAGGTAAGATTTCCGTGCCAAGCAGTTGGCATGTGTCTCTTGATAGGTCTTAGGCCGGGTAGTTTAGCTACCCGGCTATTTTTCATTTACTTCTATTTATCCCATGCAAATTATTGATAACAAAGCACTGCTTTTCAACACAAGAAAGTCTCAACAGATAACCGCACTCATCCCCAAAAGCAAGGTCATCGCCTCTAACGGCGACGTTGACCGACTGCTAGTAAATTGGGAGTTTGATGAGGTTCAACTCTTACGCAATCTGGGCATCAAGGACGTACCTAGCCCTATCTTGGGACGGTACCCGTGGCCGGGCATGTTCATCCCGTTTGACCACCAGCGAACCACTGCGGACTTCCTCACCCTCAACCCCCGTTGCTTCGTGTTTAACGAAGCCGGTACAGGCAAGACCGGTGCTGCTGCGTGGGCGGCTGACTACCTGATGAGCCAAGGTAAAGTCAAGCGTGTGTTGGTGGTGTGCCCCGTATCCATCATGGAGACAGCGTGGCGGTCTGATTTATTTAAGACGGTCATGCACCGCACTGTAGCTATCGCGCAAGGGTCACGCACCCAACGGCAAGAGATCATTAAGAAAGGCTACGAGTTCATTATCATTAACTTTGATGGCGTAAAAGTTGTTAGTAAAGAACTCATAGACGGAGGGTTTGACCTCATCATCGTGGACGAAGCCAACGCCGTAAAGAACGTAGCTACCGATCGGTGGAAGTACCTTGCTGCGCTTGTCAAACCCAACACCCGCTTGTGGCTTATGACGGGTACACCGGCATCGCAATCTCCTGTGGATGCGTACGGTTTAGCAAAGCTGGTAGACCCGTCCTCAGTGCCTAGATTCTTTGGCTCGTTCCGCGATAAGGTCATGCTTAAACTCACGCAGTACAAGTGGGTTCCGCGTACCGACTCTCAGCAAATAGTGCACAACGTCTTACAGCCAGCAATACGGTTCACTAAAGAAGAGTGCCTTGACTTACCTGACCTGCTGTACTCCTCACGAGACGTACCCCTCACCCCGCAGCAGACAAAGTACTACGACACAATGCGCAAGCAAATGATGGTGATTGCCGCAGGCTCAGAAATCACGGCAGTCAACGCAGCCGCTATGCTCAACAAGCTTCTGCAAGTATCGCAAGGCGCGGTCTATACGGATGATGGCAGTGTGGTGGAGTTTGATGTTAGCAACCGAATCGCTGCGCTCATGGAAGTGATCGAGAGTACTGACAACAAGATACTAATCTTTGTGCCGTACAGGCACACGCTGGACATGCTGCGTGACACGCTCATCAAGGACGGTTACAGCGTAGAAGCTATCCAAGGCGGCATGCCCCCCAACCAGCGGGCGGACATTATCAAACAGTTCCAAACTGAAGACAACCCTCGCATACTTTTGCTTAGCCCACAAGCTACGGCCCACGGGATTACCCTAACAAAAGCGGACCAAATTGTGTGGTGGGGGCCTGTATCATCTACGGAGATTTACCTACAAGCTAACTCCCGTGCCCACCGGGCTGGGCAAACTAATCACGTCACGGTAACGCACCTGCAGGGCAGCCCTGTGGAGCGCCGGATGTACACAATGTTGCAGAGCAACATAGATTTGCACCAAGGTTTAGTCGACCTGTACAAACAAATACTTGACGACTAGATTAGACAGTGTATAATCTGAATTGTGGGCAACCCCCACACTATTTCTATTCAACGTAAGTCAACTGGAGAACCGATATGTCACAACGAATGGACGATGCTATGGAGCTCGCCGACAAGTGCTGGGCAAAAGCATTTGCTGTAGCACCTGACTTTGTAGAAAAGTACTTACTTGCCGCTGAAGACCTGCTGCTTACAAAGCCGGTCGTGCTTGGCGATGAGTTCAAAGAGCACTGCGCTAACCGCTTGGTGTTTCGCCCAGCAGAACTGCACCCTAACGTATGGGTGTCAGGGGTCAGGGTACTTAAGCAGTTAGGTTGGGTACACCCGATGGATAAAGTAGTGCCAACCAAAGCGCACAACCACATGCCTGTCGTTACACAATGGAGCAGCCTAATCTATGGACGCTGACAAACTAGTCTCGGTGTACGTCAAGATACGTGACGCCAAGGCAGCAAAAACTAAAGAGATGGAAGACGCCATCAAGGCGTTGGATGACCAGCTTGATACCCTTGAGCAAGCGCTTTTGGAAATCTGTAAGGTTACGGGCCAAGATGGAGGCAAGACCTCTGCAGGCTCATTCACACGGTCTGTTAAGACCCGATACTGGACCAGCAACTGGGACAGTATGTACAAGTTCATTCTCGCGCAAGGGATGCCTGAACTTTTGGAACGCCGTATTGCTCAAGGCAATTTCAAGGATTTCCTGAAGGACAACCCAGACCTTTTGCCTGAGGGTGTTAATGTTGAGTCCAAGTACTCAATCACCGTTCGTCGTGCCTCTAATTAATCTATAGGAATCCCCATGAGCAATATGACTCTTTTCTCTTCTGGTGCCGCTATCCCCGACTTCTTGCGTGACATCAATGACCAAACCCTCAAGGACATTACCGGCGGTACTGGCGGTAAACAAATCTCCATCAAAGGCGGCGTGTGGCGCATGATCGTCGGCGGTGAAGAAGTTTCCAAAAACGAAGACCGCGCCATGAACTTCGTTATTGTGGCTGCTAGCAAGGGAGTGTCCCGCACGTTCTACGAAGGCAAGTACGAAGAGGGTGCCAACGCTAAGCCTTCCTGCTGGTCGGCTGAAGGCCTTGTGCCCAATCAAGAGGTGCTGAACCCTCAGAGCTCTAGCTGCACTACCTGCAAGCAGAACATTGAAGGCTCCGGTGAAGGCAAGTCCCGCGCATGCCGTTACAGCAAGCGTTTGGCGGTGACGTTGGAGAACGACATCAGCGGCAACATCTACCGCCTGCAAGTTCCTGCTAAGTCTTACTTCGGTCGGGCTGAGGGTGACAAGATGCCCCTGCAAGCGTATGGTAAGTTCTTGTCGGGTCATGGCCTGCCCATCACGGGGCTGGTTACGGAAGCCCGCTTTGACACAAGCGAAGCGGTGCCGGTCATGAAGTTCCGCGCCGTGCGTCCGCTGACTCGCCCTGAGTGGGAGATTGCTAAGGCCCAAGGCGATTCGGAAGAAGCCAAGCAAGCTGTGGAGTTCAAGATGGTAGCTAGCAAGGATGCGGCCAACGCCATCGCGTTGCCTTCGGCTTTTGCTTCACCCCCACCTCAGTTCTCTGAAGCCAGCAAAGCGACTGCTGAAACGGTGGAGACTATTGAGCCAGTTAAGCGTAGTTCGGCTAAACCCGCCGCTGCTGCGCCCGTTGCAAAGAACGTCGCTGACATCCTCAGTGATTGGTCGGTAGACGAATAATGGCCAGCAGCAATCGAGGTTACAGCACTGCGTTTGTCCGCCGGGTGAAGGCGGCAAAGCGATACCAACTGCGTGATGTCCAGCGGTTAGCACAGGCGTGCCTTGACAGCGAAGCTCCCATTGCGGTGGTGGCTGATATGTTTGGCGTGACTCGGGCTACGGTGTACAACTGGTTGGTAGCAGAGACTGAACCTCGGTGGCTGCAATACAGTGCTATACCTGAAGTACTTACCAAGCTAACCAAGCTTAAGTAACTTCGTCCGGCGGGGTGGTGGGGAGACCCACCACCTCTTTCTTTTTAGCTACACCGTGAAGCTATATGACTGATTTTTTATCATCTGTACTGCCCACACAAGGTATGTACTGCACGGTGGGTATTCGGAATGGGTTGGTAAAGCAAAACTTTCATGCGACGATTGATGATGTTGATGCGGTAGGTACAGGCTTAGCGAGTTCCGGGGTAGATGCATACTTCGCACTGGCTACGTTTAATGATGGTTCTAGCCGCAAGGCTGAGAACGCCGCATTTCTTCGCGCATTTTTTCTTGACTTGGATTGCGGCACGGGTAAACCGTATGCCGACCAAGCTGCCGCCGCGCAAGCGTTGAGAAGTTTTGTACTTACCACCCAACTCCCTGAACCCACCGTTGTTAACTCAGGCGGGGGCCTACATGTGTACTGGCCTCTTACCGAAGACCTGCCTGTAGGTGTGTGGCTAGGCCACGCCAAATCTCTTAAGCGGTTGTGCACACAGCACAACCTACATGCCGACCCAGCGGTAACTGCGGATTGTGTACGCATCTTGCGTATCCCCGGTACTTCAAACTTTAAGCAAGGGTTGGCTCGCCCAATACAGATTGTTCACTCCGGCATACCTTCTACGCTGGAGGCGTTTGCTGCCCATCTGCCCCCGGCACCTCTTGACCTGTCTGCGGCTAAGGCGTTTGGTCAAGACAATATAACTTTTGACCTTGGGGGCGGTGAGTACCCTAAGACCAAGTTTCGGGTAATAGCTGTTAAGAGCCTTAAGGATGAGGGCTGTGCCCAGATCAAGCACGCCATAGTGAATGCAGCTACGCTAGAGGAGCCCTTGTGGCGTGCCGCGCTGTCCATCGCCTACCGTTGCGAAGATGGAGCCAAGGCTATCCATGACCTGTCTAAGAAGCACCCCGGCTATACCGCTGGCGGTACTGATGCCAAGGCAATGGATACTAAGGGCCCCTATACCTGCGAGTGGTATCGTGACAACCATGGTGCGCTCTGTGCAGGCTGCGCGTATAAAGGCACCTCCCCTATTGGTCTTGGTAAGTACGTAGAGCAAGCTGAAGTCGTAGAGGGCATGTACCTAATTGAAAAGCCTGAAGATAGCGAGTCTCCGTCCGTCTTGCTGAAGGTGCCTGAGTACCCCTTCCCTTATTTTCGTGGGGCCAAGGGTGGCGTATTCCTAAAGCGCCGTGACGCTGACGGTAACGAGGAAGACATTGAAATCTACAGGCAAGACCTGTACATAACCGAACGCTTCTTTGACTCTGATGAGCACGGCAATGGGGATGGGGAGATGATTGGCATCAACCTGCACCTACCGCATGATGGGGTACGCCGGTTCTTTACCACTACCCAAGATGTTTTTACCACTGACAAGCTACGGAGCCTTCTCGTTAAAAACGGGGTGGTGGCCTACGGCAAAACTATTGACGCAATCATGGCCTATTTCGCATCCTCCATTCGTAAACTGCAAAACCAAGTTGCTGCCAACAAGACCCGAAACCAGATGGGCTGGACGCCCGACAACCAAGGGTTTGTAGTTGGGGAGTTAGAGTACACCGCCATGGGTACTAAACTTGCACCCCCTGCTAGTGGTACACGCCAACTGGCGTCGTTCTTCAAACCTACGGGCACTTTAGAGGCATGGAAGAGCATGGCCAATTTCTACAACCGTCCGGGACTTGAAGCGCATGCACTGACGCTGTTTCTTGGCTTTGGCTCCCCCTTGCTGAAGTTTATTGGCGGAACCGCAGTCAAGGGTGCCTTGGTGCATTTGAAGTCAAACGGCTCAGGCTCTGGCAAAAGTACGGCACAGATGATGGTCAACTCTATCTTTGGGCATCCTGACAAACTGCTAAACAAACAAGACGACACCTACGCAGCTAAGATGCACATGCTGGGCATGATGAACAACATTGCCAACACCATTGACGAGATTACTAACGAGACCCCAGAGAACCTGTCGGCACTTGCCTACGGCGTGACCAATGGGCGCGGTAAAAACCGCATGAACGCGCAGACCAATACGCTACGCTTAAACTTTACGACGTGGATGGGGCTGACAGTATCCTCTGCTAATGCATCCGTTGTAGACAAGCTCATGCAGCTCAAGGCAACCTCCAACGGGGAGTTAAGCCGAACCTTTGAGATGCTGGTGCCTAGATATACCGGCGCTACCAAAGCAGAAATTGACGCCGTGTTCAGTCAGCTAGAGCACAACTACGGCGTGGCAGGTCCGATCTTCATTGACTACGTGGTTAAGAACCAAGAGAAAGTACTTGACCTCTGCCTCAAGATGCAAGCCAAGATTGACGTTGACCTGAACCTCACTGCGGCAGACCGGTTCTATTCATGCCTAGGGGCCATAGCCATGGCGGCAGGGCTTATTACTCAGAAGCTAGGGTTGCACGAGATTGATATACCCCGCATCTACGCCTTTATGCTTACCCAGATTACTGAGAACCGCATCAACATTCAACAGTCAAGCAACGACGCTGA